AGACATACCACGCAAAGCGCCGCCAGCCCTGTAAGCGCATCCAGGACAGCCAGCCGTCCCAATAGGGGATGACTTCGTTGTCGCGGTGGATCAACCCAAGGTTGACCAACACCTGACCGTCGCCCGCCGTCGGCAAATGCGCGAACACCCCGCGCATCAGTGCATCCCAATCGGCGATGCCGCCGGAGGTGTAGTCGCGTTGATTGCCATAAGGCGGCGAGGTAAAACACAGCTGCGCGGTGTCACCCTGCATCAGCGTGGCGACAACGGTCGGGTCGGTGGCGTCGCCACAGATCAATCGGTGCGAGCCAATGGCCCAGAGATCGCCCTCACGCGATATCGCGACCGCTGGCGTGTCAGGTACGTCATCCGCCGCATCGGATTCGTCGACATCTGAATCATCCTGCGCAGCCTGTTTCGCTTCATTGGACGTGGCATCTGCCAGCAGCGCATCGATCTCGATGTTCTCGAAGCCGGTCAGCGACAGCTCGTAACCTGCTTCGGAAAGCTCCGCCAGTTCGAGCGCCAACATCTCCTCATCCCAGCCAGCGTCAAGCGCCAGCCGGTTGTCGGCGATGACCAAGGCGCGCTTTTGCGCGGTGGTGAGATGGGCCAGTTCGATCACCAGCACCTGATCCAGCCCCAGCTTGCGGGCAGCGGCCAGACGTCCGTGGCCCGCGATGATGCCGTTGTCGCCATCAACCAGAACCGGGTTTGTCCAGCCGTACTCGACGATGCTGGCGGCGATCTTGGCGATCTGCGCATCGGAATGCGTGCGAGGATTGCGGGCGTAGGGAATCAGCGCCTCGACCTTGCGGTACTCGACGTTGAGCGTGTTCAAAGATGATGTCCTGAAAATAGAAAACCCGCCGACGAAGCCGTGGGCGGGTTTTGGGGGTTAGTGCGAACTGGCGGGGTGCGAACTGCGAACCGTGCGAACCTCGGTTCGCACCCTGACGCTAAAAAAGCGCCGCGCTCGCGCCCCCCGCATGGGATTTTGGACAGGAAGGACCCGTCGATTTTCCGCAGGACTCCGCAACAATCCGGTTGGCATAGGCCATCAGCAGTTTGCGTTTTCCCTCACCTGTCGCTCCTGAAGGCTACGATCTACCTGTCAGGCGGGACAGCTGCATCACCAAGTCTCAGGCTTTCGTAGCGCCGAATGCGGAATGCGTTCGGGCAACTGAGCATTTTTCAGATGCACGGGGCTTAGCGGCTTTGACCAATGAGCATGCCTTGATAGGTCCGTCGATATCCTGCGGTGGTCGTCGCCAGGTATCGGGGCGACCACACCCAAACGGATACTTGGGTGATGCTGTCGAACTGTCGCCAATGCAGCTTCCAAGTTCGTGTCATTGCTGCACACAACTGCTTGGTCATAGACACCAGTCCACGCGCCTGCTATCAAATCGGCCGCGAGATTGACGTCGGTTTTCTTTTCGTTGAAGTCATAGACCTGCACCATCTGCAATTCCGGGACTTCGGCTATCGGTTTAACCAACCGCTGAAAGGGCGTTGTCGCCAGTATCTTGCCTTCGACGATGGCAATCTGGTCTGGATACATTTTGCGCAGTGCCTGCAGGTAACGCCTCTGACGCTGCGGCGACTCTGGGCTGTCGCACATTCGGCCCAACACAGGCGCTGTGTAGTAACGCACCTGAATCAGTTCGGCTTCTGGGCCCAGCACATGGTCACGGAACAGGGCGAACAGATCCAGCCACTTGAGCGTGGTCTTTCTCAACAACCCGTAGTAGAGGTTGTAGCCATCAACGTAGACAACCGTCCGCAAAAATCCATCTCCAGAAGTGACAAAGCCGCCCGAAGGCGGCCTGTCGCCCTAAGAGCATCTGGCCGAACCAGACGGTCGAAGGGTGAGTCGTGCGAAGACTATACACCAAACTCCTGGCCAGCTTCAAGAAGTCTGAAGCGCGTGCGATCCTGCGATTGACCCAGAAGACATTTGCGACCCACACCGCTGTCCTGACCATAGCTGAAACTGTAGGCCGAAACCGGGTAAAACGCGACAGAGGGTGTTTTGGCATCCGTCATCACCATCCCGCGTCACCCCGCGCGAGCCATCAACTTGCCGCGACTTCAGTCAATGGCCTTGGTTTAGGTGCAGAGTGACCAGATGGATGGCAGCATCAAAGCGGCGCTGAGCGGTGCGGGCTGCGCAGGCAAAGCGCCGACCGATCTGCTCCCAGCGATAACGGTTCGAGCGCATCCAGACCAAGTGGCGCTGCTCCACCTCAAGCCACAGCACCCAGCGGGAGACCTCCAACATGCGCTGCACAGCCTGTGGACTGGGCGGCATGGGGCGGTACAGCCGCTCCGGGTCAGGATAGCGCTCCGGGACCTGGAAGGCCAGCGTCATCCACGGGTTGAAGTAACCGCCCGGGCGTCCCCGGGGCAACTTGTGCGCGGTCTCGGCAGCCTCAGCGAAGCGGGCTGCCACCTCTTCGACCGTCCATTCGGTTCGGATCTCAGTCATGGCGCTTACCTCCATCCCCGTAGAGACGCTCACCGAGCCTGCGTACAAATTGCTTTTCGACCCAGTCCAGCCGGTTGTCGTGCTCGGACACCACCAGGATGTGGTCGTTGCGCCAGCCCTCACGTTTGACGGCATCCAGGTCGGGTGTGGTCGGCTGCAGATTGCCCAGTGGGCAGCGGTAGCGGTATTGCGGCACTTTCATGTCATACCCCCTCTGCGGCCATTTCACGGGCCAGGTAGAGCAAGGCGATGGCATCGGCCTCGTTGTCATCCGCAGGTGCGTGGCCACGTGCACGGACGGATGCCACCATCTCGTCCTTGCTGGCGTTACCTTTGCCGGTCGCGTGCTTCTTGATCGTGCCGACCGGGATACCCTGGTACGGGATCTGATGGTGCTCGCACCAGGCGGTCAGCTGACCCATGAAGCCGCCATAGGCATGGGCAGCATCCACACCGACGTGGCGCCGGACTTCTTCGAAGACGACTTGGTCAATGCCGTCATTGCACTGCTTGATGTCGGTAAGCCAGCGCTTGAACCGAAGAAAGCGCATGCCGCCCCCTTCGAATCGTTGGGGTTTGAAGGATTGGCTGCCACTGGTGATGCTGGCGTCGCGGCCGGTCAGTGCCCAGCCGGTTTGGGTGCCCAGATCGAGGGCGAGGATGGTCATTGTGTTCATTGGTCACTCCATGTGTTTTTGGCATCTGGTGACCGAAGGTGACCCGTTTCTCGTTAACCGCTCGCGCTTGCGCGCGTACACGTGTAGAGAGATAACGAGATGCCGGTCACTTTCGGTCACCCATTCGGGTCAGTCATCGCGATACGGCATGTAACCGCCCGGGTCGCGGGGCTTGAGTGAGAGGCCAGACAAGGCCTTGGCCCCGCCATGCAGGCGTGTGCGGGCAAACCCACGGTTGATGAGTTGCTGAGTCAGCCAACGACTGGTGCCCACGTACTCACCGCGCCGCTCGGCCCGCTCACGCCAGCGCTGATAGATCGCGGAGATCGCCTCCCGCGCCACGGGCGACTGCTGGCAATCCTCGTCCAGGAACTCGCCAATGGCGTCTTCCTCTTCGAAGTACTCGTCCGTCGCATCCAGCACCTGCTGCGGCGGATCGAGCCGCCCCAAGCGCTGCCACTCCAAACAGCCTTGAACAGCCCAGGCCAGAATTCCATCGCGCTCCGCGAGCAGCTTTTGCTGCAGATGCTTGTCACGCCGTTCCGGAGGCACGGTGATCGTGAACGGGATGAGGTGCAGTCGCCGCTTCATCGCTTCATCAATGTTGCGGATCGCCGGCTTGTGATTGCCGGCCACAATCAGCTTGAATTGCGGCATGAACTCGAAGAAGTCCTGGCGCATGAAACGGGCAGAGATCTTGTCACCACCGGTCAGGCTCTTGACCTTGGATTCGGCCCAGCGTCGGCCCTGCTCGGTTTCAATCGCTGCGACAAAGCGTGCCCCGCGCAAGCTGGCCATATCGGTCGGATGCCGGTCCGCGCGAGTTTCCATGAACGTGTCCATGGGTGCATTGGTCGCGTAATCACCCAGGATGGTGGCCAACGTGTTGACGAAGACCGATTTGCCATTGGCACCTGTGCCATACAGAAAGAACAGCGCGTGTTCACGGGTCGACCCCGTCAGGGCATACCCGGCCATACGTGCCAGATACGCTTGCAAGGTCTGGTCGCCGCCCGTGACTTCATTCAGGAATTGCCGCCATGTGGGGCAATCCCCTGATGGCGTAGCGGTCGTGATCTTGGTCAGCCGATCCTGGCGATCGTGCTGGCTCAGCACGCCATTCTTGAGATTCACCACGCCGCCCGGCGTGTTCAGCAACCAGGGATCCGCGTCCCACTCATCAGCCGTTGCCGCATGACGCCGATCCGAACGCGCGAGTCTTTCCAGCCCGGCCACGGTGCCGCTGCTGGCGAGTTTGGCAGCCACCCGGTGCGAATCGGCCTTGAGTGCCGCCTCACGGCAGATCTGCCGCATCAGGTGGTGGGCCGCCAGAGTTTCCTCGGTTTGCCAGCGCTTGCCGGTCCAGAACACCCATTTGCCCCAGAGGGCGACATAGCGCCAGTCCTGTGCGTATCGACTTGAGAAGGTCAGCGCGAGCGCGTCCTCCGTTGCCCAGACCGATTGCTCGGTGGGATCTACTGTTTGCGCAGAATCAGTGGTCGATGGCTGAAACTGAATGCGCTCACCATCGGTCAGTAAGCCCTGCACATCAAAACCATCGGCAAGTGCATCGGCAGCATCCCACCCATCCGCAGAACCATTGGGTGCGTCCGCTGTCGGGTTAGCAGGCGGCATCAGTACTGCGCAATGATGGGCACCGGCCGCCATAACGGCCTCGGCCGCATTCATCGCATATTCCCAGCCAGGTTTGTCGCGATCGGGCCAGATCAGGACATCCTTGCCCTGTAGGGGTGACCAGTCGGTCTTGTCGATGGGTGCATTGGCTCCGTGCATCGCGGTGGTCGCGCAATAGCCGGCATCGATCAGGGCCTGCGCACACTTTTCTCCTTCGACCAGAATCACCTGTTCGGCGTGGGCAATGCCGGGCTGATTGAACAGCGGCCTCGGATCGGGCGGCGCCATCTTGCGGCGCTTGGCGTCCCATGGCCGAAACTCCTTGCGGCCCGGAGCCGGCTCGTACCGATACACGCAAGCAATCAGACTGCCGTCGGCGGCCAAGTAGTCCCATTTCGCCGTGGCGGGCCCCAACCCATCCACCGGTGCGCTGGCCTTGCGTTTGATGGGAGACACGGCGGGCGCGCGACCGAGCAGTTCGCGAGCGAAGCCCAGCACCGCAGCGAAATCGCGATGTGTATCCCAGTGACGGTGCGCGGCGATGAGCGCAAAGATGTCACCCCCATTGCCCGTGGCGCGATCGATCCACAAACCCGCCCGCTCACCGTCGAGTTCAATTTCCAGGCTGCGTCCCGGGCTACCCAGCACATCGCCGACCACGAATTTGCCGTGCACGACCTTGCCGGCGGGAAAAAGGGCAAACAGCACACCCTTCAGTCGAGCCAACAAAGCGGCGCGCAACTCGTCCCGCTCGGCATTGCCACCCGCGCACGAGCCCACATCGTCTTGACCATTGAAATCAAGCATGGCCATCTCCTTCGGCGGTATCTGCCGGATTCAGATAGCCCGCCTTGATGGCAATCTCGCGCATGAAGTTGGGCGACAGGCCTACCTGGTCGCACCACAGCTCCAGGCGACCATCCTGGAAGAATCGCCTGGCTTCGGCACGCTGATGCTTCGAGGGCGAGCACAGGTCAACGAAGGCCTGTTTGATCACCGCCACGATCAGCCGCGATTCCGGACATACGACCGTGACATGACGCAACAGCAGGCGCTCCAGCAGGGATGCGCCGATCAAGGGTTTCTGGCGACGGGTGGTCACCGTCAATGCCTCGATGACGGGTTGAGGAAGGCGTGCATTCATGACTGCACCCCCAATGCGTTCTCAGCCTGCTCGCCCCAACACCGCCGCGCCCAGGCGCAGTACTTGCACTCGTAGAAACTCGGCTCGGTCGCCACGCGTGGCAGCAACTCACCGGCCCCGGTGGCCTGGATGACCTTGACGGCACGATCCGACATGCGCTGCGCGAGCGCCGCATCAAACGGCACCAATTCCATCCAGAGCTCCTCGGTGTCCTTGTTGATGGCGGTGAACAGTGCCGGTTGGGATGCGATTCCAGGAATGCTCGGCTCCATGTAGGCCTGGTAGATCGCCATCTGTGCGGCGTAGATGGGCTTGGTGACAGAGACTCCCTTCTTGGCGGTGTCACGCCAGTTCTTGTCGTTCATGGTCTTGCACTCCCAAAGCATGGGAAACGACAAGTTCAACTTGGCGGGTGCGCCGGCAATCACGCCGTCGACATGCCCCTGGATGCGGCCACCCGCAACAGAGAAACCGAACTGTTCGCCATCCTGCTTGCGGGTGTAGAGGTCGAACCCAGCCAGACGCATCCAGCGGATCGCTAGGTCCTCCATCACATGGCCAACCTCAAAGATGCGCAACGTGCGACCGGCCAACTCGGCGCCGTCGTCGACCGGTGTATCGACATACTCGTACTGCAGTGCACGCTCGCACGCCACGCCCAAGCGGGAAGCACCGAGATAGCGCCGGCGTGCCTGCTGACTGCGCTCCGTTTGCAGGGCGGCATCCAGCAACGCCGATACCTGCTCATGAAATTTGGGTTGATGGTTCAGGTCTATCATCAGAAGGGAATCCTGTGGTGATCGCCACCCGTCGCGGCAGATGCCTGACGGCTGGCAGGTTGTTCGAAGAAAGCGCGGTCGCGCTCGGCCATGCGTTCATGCTCGGCGAGCATGTGGGCCTGATAGGCGTCGACCACGACCTCCACCAGGCGCAGGACCTCGTCCTTGCCATAGTCAGCCAAAGGGCGATCCATGCCGATGGAGGCGACGTACTCACCCAAGGGGCCGAGTGCGGATCGCATAGCGGCGATCTCCATGTCGCTGGGATCAATCACGGCGTCCTCCTGAAGCTGGGTCAGGCGCGACATGAGCTTGGAGAACGCGTTCTGACAGCGCATGGAGCAGAACACCCAGCGATCGCTGTAGCGACGGGGATCGGAGCGCGGCAGGCGGGAGTTGAAATACCCCATGCCTTTGGCTTGTCGGGCGCACACGGCACATTTCACGCAACCTCCCGAAGCTCAGTCATCACCGCATCGTTGGCAGCGGTGACCAAACGCTGGATGGCAGTCTTGTTGAACTGGAAGGTCAGCAGCGCAGAGGCCTGATAGCGGGTCAGGCTGAAATCCGCCCTCAGCGGCGCAGGCAGGTAGCGCAGTTGACCGGGCGTGGGCGACTCTTGCAGCCAGCGGCGCGTCTTGTGGGCGGCATCGTCGACTTCCTGGTCATTGAGCCAGTCATTGGCCTGGGCCAGACACACCGTGCGCTCACCGGCACCCAGCAAACGGACGGGAAGTTTTTCAGCGCCGCCTACCGCATGCCAGCGTCCGCCAAGAAAGAAGACACCTGCCCAAGCTTTGAAGCCGGTGGCCAGCAGCGCACAGTCGTCGCCAAAGAGATCGCACCAGGCAAAGTTGGAGCGCTTGAGCAGGTCGATTTCGGTCATCACGAAATCGCTGATCTGATGCCGCGTCTCCTCGATTTCCTTGGCAAAACTGTGTCCACAGAGCGGACACTCGCGACTGGCCATGGGTACTTCTGCATCGCACTGCGGGCAGTGCTTGGTTGGCGCCTCCCCGTCGCCGGCGAAACCATCGAGATCAACTTCCTGCTCCAGACTGCCGTGACGCAAGGACGCTGTTCCGAAATCCAAGACCACGCAGTCCGTCTTGATGACGCCCGGGTGTTCGGCAGGATCGACCACGCGCAGGCCGCGCCCGACCATCTGGATCAGGGTGGATTTGTAGGAACTGGGACGCAGCAGCACGATGCACGAGGTGGGCGTGTAGTCGTAACCCTCTGTGAGCACGGCGACATTGACCAGCACCGTCACATCGCCGGTTTCATAGGACGCCAGGGTCGACTGGCGTTCGGCAGGGGTCATATCGCCATGAACCACAGCGGCCTTCACCCCTGCTGCAATGAATGCATGGCAGACGGCATACGCATGGTCGACCGTGGCAGCAAAAGCAATGGTCTTACGACGGGCGGCATGCTCCTGCCAGTGCTGGACCACTGCCGCATTGACAGGCGTGGTGTTCATGATCGACGCCACGGCGTTCATGTCGTAGTCGTCGGTCAGTTTGCGCACACCGTCGAGCGCATCTCGGGTGCCAACGTCCACCACAAAGGTGCGTGGGGACACCAGGTGGCCGGAACGGATCAACTCACCCAACCGGATCTGATCCGCGACATTGGAGAACACTTCCCGCAGACCTTTACCGTCACCGCGATTGGGCGTGGCGGTCACGCCATAAATCAGCGCATGCGGGTTCTTGGCCAGAACGGTATCGATGACCAGCCGGTAAGTCGGCGCCGCGCAGTGGTGGGCTTCGTCGATCACCAGCATGTCGAGCGTGGGCATCTTCTCAAGGTTGCGCGCCAGGGTTTGCACCATGGCGAAGGTGGCCTGACCTGACCAGGACTTCTGGCGGGCATCGAACACGGACGTGCTGACGTGGGGATTGACCCGGCCAAACTTGGCCAGGTTTTGCGCAGTCAGCTCATCCCGATGAGCCAGAACACACACCTTGGCATCCCGGTGTTGCAGAAACTCCCCAGCCGTGCCGGACAGACATATCGTCTTGCCAGCCCCAGTCGGCGCCACACCGAGGGTGTTGCCATGGGCCTTGAGAGCCGTGATGCAGCGGGTGACGAACTCCCGCTGCCGAGGACGCAGCATCATGGGAAGTCCTCCTTATTGCGCCCAGGCGGGACGGGTGGGCACGGCAGGGGCAGAGGGAGTGGCGCTCTGCGGCGCAGCGGACGCAGGGCTGGACATGCGCGCCGGTTGCCCCATCAGGGCGGCGTATTCCTTGTGATCCGGCTGAATGGCGGCCTTGATGACGTTCTTGTCGTCGCCGTTCTGATCCTTCTCGACATCAATGCGAGCAACGAACTCCACGCCATCCAGATCGGCGAAGCCCTTGATACGGCGTGCGCTTTGCGCCTGCGGCGAGTTGTCGACCGGGTGAATGCCGCGTGCTGAATTCAGGATGGCGCGCAGAAAGCTGCGGCCGATGTTGCTCCACTCGGGCCCCTTCGGGCTGGACAAGCCAATCAGCCCGAACACCACCCGTTTGGCAAACGGTCCCTCCAGAATGGTGAACTTGGCATTGAGGTAAATCGCGCCCGTTTTTTCAGACCGGGTCGCATAGCCGCCCGTCCAGCCTTGGCTCGGATCGTCATACCCGCCGGGGCGAATGGCCATGATCACCTTGGCCAGGGTCTTGGGCGGAATCAGAGCGTATTCGCGCTGGTCCTCGGCGTCATTGAAGTCATTCCAGGCGGCGTTGTGGTTGTAGCTGTTCATGAAAACTCTCCTGCTTATTGCGCGCGCGGCGCGGTGATCTTGGAAATGAGGTGGCCCAGATGCGGCTCCTCGACGACCTCCAGTCGTCCGGAACGGTCTTTGGCGGGATAGCCCCAGGGATTGATGTGCTGGCAGACGAAGGCTCGATAAGGGGTGCCGTCGTCCGACTTCAGCACCACCATCGAAATGACCTGATCGACGATGCCGGGCAACTCCAGTGCGGCTTTGGAACCTTCGATCTGCGGGCTGAACACCTTGCGGTTGAAGTCGTCGAGCTTTTCGTCGAGGATTCCGACCAGCCAGATGTCCTTGTCACGGACGTGCTGTAACTGCGTGAGCCACCCGACCAGTTCGCTCGCGTGCAGGCCATAGGCACCGCGCGTGTCAGGCTTGCCGGTTTTTTCGGAGAAGGCCTGCGGCTGACCCTTGGCCCATTGCAGACACAGGCGACCCGCGACCGTGATGGAGTCGACGAAGATCAGCGAGTACTTGGCCAGCATCGCGGAATCACCGTACTGGGCGCACACTTGGTCGTAATGCGCCTGGCTGTAGGACTGGTCGTCACGCAGCGCCGGATTGGGTCCACCGATGTAGCAGGCCAGATCCCGACATTCCTGCCAGGTGCGCGGCCTCACGCTGTCACCAGGCCAGTCAAGCACCGCCAGATCTCCGGCTTCCAGATCGATGAACAGCGTGCGGGCGGCATCGGCGGTTTTGAGTAGCGTGGTTTTGCCCACGCCCGAAGGGCCGAGGATGACGCCCTTGGAGCCACGCTTTTCGGCGAGGCGCTGTTCGGCGGTGATGAACGGGAAGCTCATGTCAGACCTCCCCACCAAAGATCTCGGTGACCTTGTCTGTGCCGAGTGCACCCCGGACGAGAGCCAGGTCATGCAGGCGGCGCAAAGAATGCAGTTGGCAAGAGATCTCAGACGAGCGGGCTTCCAGCCCTTGGATAGCGAAGGCCAGGTCATCGACTGACGCTTGGTCAAGGGGAAGGCGGTCGATGTCGGTCTGACCGGCGTGGCCCGGGACGCGGATGGTTTCCGGCAGATCGGAGAGGGACAGGGTTTTCTTGCGCAGGGATTCGATCAGGTTTTTAAACATGGTGATTACTCCGAAAGCAGGGCGAGACGGAAGCTGGGCTTGCCCACCTTCACGGTTCGTGCGGGGATGAATTGCTCGCGCAGGGCACTGGCCCAGGCGGAGAACTTGGTCTCTGAGACGCGGTAGCTGACGTCGATGTATTCACGCGGGTTGTCGCCATTGGCAGCAATGCGCGCATCCAGACTGGCCAGCAGCGCCTGGTCCCACTCGACCCTCTTGGGCAGGTCGGCCGTGATGCGGACCTGGCCGTCGTCGAAGTGCACGACTCCGGTGTCTTTGCCGGCTGCCAGACGCAGTTGGTGAGCACGCTGGGCGTACCGCAGATCCAGAGCGCGATCGATGTGCTCAACGATGGCCTTGGCGGCTGCCAGCAGATCAGCAGCATCGTTCTTCAGTTGGAAGAGCGACTCGCTGGACCGCTCCGCGAGTTCGCCTGCTGGCGTGGCCAGCACTTGATCGGGGGTGAGGCGGCTCATGCAGCACCTCCCGCATCGACCCGCTCGGACGTGCTCTTGCGCAGGCTCTCGGACTCGTAGGCTTCGATGTCCTCGATGCGATAAGCGACGCGACCCTGCAGCTTCAGGAACACCGGGCCGATACCTTCGGAGCGCCAGCGTTCAAGCGTTGCTTCGCTGACTCCCCAACGGTCGGCCAATTGGCCTTGATTCAGATGTTTGACACTCACGATGCACTCCTTCTGGTTGTTGCGAATTCGTGAGGTCAGTTTCGAAGTCGGCCTGTGCGGGCGTCTGCCGCCGCCATGTACGGGCTGATGTACGGACGCAGCTTCTGCGGGGAAAAGCGGGGCCCAGAAAGCAAAAAACCGCCCGAAGGCGGTTGTGCGTGGTGCTGCCAACTGGTGGTCGGTCAATCTCGGCGGAAGCCATACTTCCCCTTTTCAGGGTTGTCGATGTAGTCCTCCCAGTCGGTGTTGCCACTGAACAAGTTCTGCATGCGCTGACTGCGCGCCGTCTTCTTATCTGCATAGGCTGCGTCGAGAATTTCAGCGGCTGGGAGAATCCACCTGTCGTTGATAGCCTGCTCGAACATGTAGCGGACTGCCGCAGCCTGACGCTCGCCCTTGATCGTCCATGGCTTGGTCTTCGTGCGGATGGTCAGCGTGTTGGTGTACTCATCGAAGTGCACCGGCAACACGGGGCGGATCGCGCCATCGGGCGGAGTAGCCAGTATGCGATGCAGGAGATCCATGTCGATGCACGGCGCGGCGACGTAGTCGACGATTGCAGCTCGTAGCGATGCGAATCGGTAGCTACGTGGCGGCCGGACAAACTGCGGCAGCACACCGCCTGACGACAAGATCAGGCCCTGATCAGGCAGACTGGTTTGGCTGAAATGCCGAAACACCTGTTCGACGGATCGCGCCAACCCACGAACAAGCCAGACGTCTGTCAGTGCTGGTCCCACTCTGGTCTTGCCAAGATGCCACAGTGAATCGTCCAGCAAGGGCGTCTCGATTCCCTTGCGCAGCGCCTGAGCGATACCGAGAAGATCACAGACGACGTTCAGGATTGCCGGCGGTCGGACGCTGAAGACTGCGACCTCTGCGGCCGGGACGAACCTCCATCGAAAAGTCTCGGGGCACCGGTATCGATAGCGGTCAGGCTGGTCATCCTCCGCCAGGTCGACATGCACGCGGTCATCGCCGAGTGGCGCTGGGTAGCTCCCGGCATAGCCGACGCAATCCGCCCAGTGTTCGAACTGCTTGGCGGTCAGGGAAGTACGTCCGAAAGCGCTCCACCCTGGGACGCCATGAAGCCGCTGTCCATCTCCATCGAGAATCGGCTGTCCCGACTGCTCGAACAGGTCGATCAGCTCAAGCAGCGACTGCGTCGGCAGGGGCTTCGACGACATGCCCAATCTCCTTCACCAGATGCCATTTGGCGAGCAGGCGATCGCACAACGCCCGGTCCTTTTCCCGCTTCGTCTTGATGTTGCACTTGTTGTCGTCACGCAGGATCACGGTGATCGTGCGCGCCCGTTCCCTGCCGACCTTTTTCAGCTTGATCGACAGCTTCGCGTAGTTGATGTGGTGGTCGCGGAAGTCGAACGACGGGGAGAGCAAGGACCGCGCGGCCGCGTAGATGTCGTCGACGTCCCTGGACCAGATCTTCACCAGCAGCGACCGACCATTGGCAGCGGAGTAGCCAAGCTCGACGACCTTGACGTGAGCCACGGGCTCGCCAGCCGAGTCGAAGTTTCGCGGCGCCGCCAGGCTCTGGTAGTCGTACTGCTTGAGCGGGATCTTCTCGCCGGTGATGGGCGCTTGCAGCAGGGAGTCGGCCACGATTCGGGCCAGCGCTTCGCGCCCATCCGTATCCTTTGACAGCACCTCCAGGTGTCCATTGGCCGGCTCATAGGTGATGTGCGATGAAACCGCACGGATCACCTCTTGTGGCACCAGTTCGCTGGCCTGCACGCAGTCGATGATTTCCGGTGGGCGGTTGTGGTGGATGCTGATCTGGTAGAGGTCCACGTCTTCGCCGGTCTGCGTATCGGGCCGCAGGCGCTTGAAGATCTGGATCGCGACGGCGTCATCGGAGCACCCGAGTTGTTGGGCCACGGTCTGGTGGAACGCCGTCTTGGCAGCTGCATCGTCGAGTACAGCAAGGTTGGCGGGCGCCATGAAGCCCGAGTAGCAAGAGGCGCTTTGCCGAAACACGTCGGCCTGCCGGGCGTTCAGCGCTTCCTCGAAGAGCGCGAGCTCGTTGATATGAAGCCACAGCGCCCGCTGGTACTGGTTCGGGATCGCAGCGAAGGCTTCCCGGGCGGCGTCATCGAAAATATCGTCCTTGAAGCCGTCGATGACGTCCTGGCCGGCGCCGTCCGACAAGAGCACGATTCGTTCGGCCACTTCCTCGATCCGCTGCCGCTCACTCACCCCAAGGGCGGACAGCACGGCCTCCATCTGTTCACGCTGCTCCTTTTTCGGCTTCTTGGTGTCCAGGTCCGGCATGGCCAGGCTGAACTCCTCCACCATGAATTCACGGAACACTGCCGGCGGCAGGTGTCCCAGGAGCTTGGTCAAGTTCTCTGCATCATTCATCTACATACCCCTCAAAAGGTTTGGATTGGCTTGGTATCAGCCCCGACGGCCCCTTTTCCTAAGTGGGGTGTGCAGACCGATGGCGTTCGGTGTACCGAACGATTGTGATTGTCTCGGAGCGGTTAGGGGTTTGTCAAGCAGGTACGAATTCGTTCGGCGTAGTGGTATTATTTTCGGCCTGACGCGAACACATGAGGAGATAACGGTGCCATCGCCCCTGGGGGACAAGATCCGCGCATTGCGGAAGCAGAAGAAGCTCAGCCTGGAGCAGTTGGCCGAGCTGACGGACTCCAGCAAGAGCTACATCTGGGAGCTGGAGAACAAGGACGATCCGAAACCATCGGCCGACAAGATCGGCAAGATCGCCGCCGTCCTCGATGTCACCACGGAGTTCCTGCTGACCGAGTCAGCAACCACCCCGGACGAGGAAGTGCTCGATGAGGCCTTCTTCCGTAAGTACAAGAACATGTCCGAGCCGGACAAGAAGAAGATCCGCAAGATCCTCGATGCCTGGGAAGATGAATGACGGACGCGAAAAAGCCCATGGCCGAGGCCAACCGCATCTCGTCCATGCTCAACGCGGTGCTCGGTGCGGATCGCTTTCCGGTCAAGGTTGACGAACTGGCGTTGGAGTATTCCCGCCAGTGCTTTTCGGACTCGCCAATCGACACGGTTCGGGGCGAGGATCTGGAAGGTTTCGATGGTCTGCTGAAGGCCAATAAGGCGCGATCGAAGTGGCTGCTCCTCTACAACAGCGCCACCCCGTCGGAAGGCCGCAAGCGCTTCACGATTGCGCATGAGTTCGGCCACTACATTCTGCACCGTCACCAGCAGGACCTGTTCGAATGCGGCGACGACGACATCGAGACGGGGGACAACAACGAGCGCGACATCGAGGCCGAGGCGGATCTGTTCGCCTCGACCTTGCTGATGCCGCTGGACGACTTCCGGCGTCAGGTGGACGGTCAACCGGTCAGTTTCGATCTGCTCGGCCACTGCGCTGACCGCTATGGTGTATCGCTCACGGCCGCCGCCTTGCGCTGGACCGAGATTGCACCCAAACGAGCGGTGCTCGTGGCCAGTCGCGACGATCACATGCTGTGGGCCAAGTCGAACAAGGCGGCGCTGAAGTCTGGTGCCTACTTTGCGACCCGCAGGAACACCATCGAACTGCCGGGTGATGCGCTGGCGCACAGCAACAACGGCTGGGCCGGCAGCCAGCAACAGACGGCACGGGCGCAGCTCTGGTTTCCACGCGAACCTGAGAGCATGCAGGTCAATGAAATGATCAGGGTTGCAGGCCAATACGACTACACCCTGACCTTGCTACTGCTGCCTGAAACCGAGTGGCAGGGAGCGCGACACGACGACGAGGAGCCGGAGGAAGACACCTACGACCGGTTCATCCGCAACGGCCAGTATCCGGTTAGAAAGTAGGCGCTACCGCGCTTCATTTTTCGCGCCAACCCGCACCAGCCCGCACGCATCCGAAACTCCCTCATGGTGTCGGCGGCAGTCCATCCGGACAATTTCACTGCATGTGAGTTTGACCGAGAGGACCGCCACCGATGCAACAAATCAACCATCTACCACCGGAGCGGATGACGCCCGAACAGCGTCGCCACGAGATCGCGTCGTTGCTGGCCAACGGCCTGGCACGCCTGCGTATCACCGGCACAGAACAGTCCGCAACCAGGGCCGAAGAGAGCGAGTTTGAGCTTGGCTTCTCTGGCAACCAGCGCGTTCATACAGACCCCGTCAACAAGACAACTACGGAGTCGAAATGAGCACGCAAACACCATCATTTTCCACGCCGCCATCGCTGGCGGCGCAGATTGCCAGGCTGCCCGAGATGCCGATGGCAGAGATCCGGGCACTCTGGCAGAAGCTGGTCGGTGGCGACACGCCCACCCACAATCGCCAGTTCCTCGAACGCCGGATTGCCTACCGGCTGCAAGAGCTGGAATTCCGCAAAGTCGACGCCAACCTGCTGGATCGCAACCAGCGTCGCATCGAATCTCTGGTCGAAACCGGCAAGGTGAAAAAACGCGACCGTGATTACCGTCCGGCCGCAGGCACGGTGCTGGTCCGCGAATACAAAGGCGTCGAGTACCGGGTGATCGCAACCGCCGACGGTCAGTATGACTTCCAGGGACGCATGTACCCGAGTCTCTCGACGATTGTCCGCGAGATCACCGGCACGCGGTGGTCAGGGCCCCTGTTTTTCGGGCTCAAAGCGCCAGCCACTCCCAAGACAGCGGCGAAGAAGGGAGCCCGGCGATGAGCGAAGTTCTGAAGCGCCGCGTGCGCTGCGCGGTCTACACGCGCAAGTCCACCGACGAGGGGCTGGACCAGGAATACAACTCGATCGACGCCCAGCGCGATGCGGGGCATGCCTATATCGCCAGCCAGCGCGCCGAGGGTTGGATTCCGGTCGCAGACGACTACGACGACCCGGCCTACTCGGGCGGCAACATGGAACGCCCAGCGCTGCGACGATTGATGGCCGACATCGAGGCCGGAAAGATCGATGTGGTCGTCATCTACAAGATCGACCGCCTGACGCGCAGTCTCGCGGATTTTTCCAAGATGGTCGAGGTGTTCGAACGCTACCGAGTGTCGTTCGTGTCGGTCACCCAGCAATTCAACACGACGACCTCGATGGGGCGGCTGATGCTGAACATCCTGCTGTCCTTCGCACAGTTCGAGCGCGAGGTCACCGGCGAGCGCATCCGCGACAAGATCGCCGCCAGCAAGCGCAAGGGTATGTGGATGGGTGGCGTGCCGCCGCTGGGCTACGACGTCGAGAACCGGCGGCTGGTGCCCAACGAACGCGAGGCCAAGCTGATCCGACACATTTTCCAGCGCTTCGTCGAACTCGGCTCCAGTACCGCACTGGTCAAGGAACTGAAACTGGATGGCGTGACGTCGAAGGCGTGGACCACGCAAGACGGCAAGACCCGGGACGGCAAGCCGATCGACAAGGGCCACATCTACAAGCTCCTGAGCAACCGGACCTACCTCGGTGAGTTGCGGCACAAAGATCAGTGGTACCAGGCCGAACACCCGCCGATCGTCAGTCGCGAACTGTGGGACAGCGTCCACGCGATCCTGGAGACGAATGGCCGGGTGCGGGGCAACACGACGCGGGCCAAGGTTGCCTATCTGCTCAAGGGCATCGTGTTCGGCAACGACGGCCGTGCACTGTCCCCGTGGCACACCACCAAGAAGAATGGCCGGCGCTACCGGTACTACGTGCCCCAGCGCGACGCCAAGGAACACGCGGGCGCCTCGGGCCTGCCGCGACTGCCCGCCGCAGAACTCGAATCGGCAGTGCTCGACCAACTGCGCGTAATCCTGCGCGCCCCGAATCTCCTGGGTGAGATGCTGCCGCAGGCGATCAAGCTCGACCCGACCTTGGACGAAGCCAAGATCACCGTGGCCATGACCCGGCTCGACGCGATTTGGGATCAACTTTTCCCGGCCGAACAGACCCGGATCGTGAAACTGCTGGTCGAGAAAGTCATCGTGTCACCCAACGACATCGAAGTGCGGCTGCGCGCCAACGGCATCGAACGGCTGGTGCTGGAACTGCGTCCCGAGCCGGTCGAGCAAACTGAGGAGGCCCTGGCATGAGCGACATCCGCATCCAGAAAACTGGCGAGCCGGACATCGTTGAGGCGAGTGATGGCCGGCTGACCCTGTCGGTACCGATCCAGATCAAGCGCCGTAGTGGCCGCAAGCTGGTCACCTTGCCGAACGGCGAAACCGCGCCGGTTAGACCGTGGGACGTAGCACCGACATCCATCCAACTGGCGCTGGCCAGGGGCCACCGCTGGCTGGCCATGCTGGAATCGGGGGAAGCAAAGTCCTTGAAGGAGATCGCCACGCGGGAGGGCATCGACAACAGCTACGTCAGCCGGATGGTCAACCTGACTACGCTGGCGCCCGATATCGTGGCGGCCATCCTGGACGACGCATTGCCGAACCACGTCACGCTGTTTGATCTGGCGGTTGATCCACCCGCGCTGTGGGATGAGCAGCGCGCGCGGATTGCGCTTGGAAGTGGCTGACCTCACGCCAGCCGATTAACCTTGTCCTGGATGGCGGCGCAGGTTTCCAGAATCGCATCGAACTCCGGCTGATCCGACAGCAGCAGGCCGTCCTCACGCATCGCCGCAAAATCCTGCGCCAACGCCGTGCGCGATGCGCCTTCCGGTACCAGCTTGATCGAGCCGCTCACAGCCTCGACGTAGTCGATCTTGCCGCCGTTGGCATCCTTCTCGGCGAAGAACATCGACTTGTGCTCGGCCACCTGATGCGCCAGTTGCCGATCGGCGGCCGCCTTGTCGAAATGCTCGGTTCGCGCCAGCGCCGCCAGGTCGTACCAATGACGTGAATAGCGTTCGCCGCGCAGGCGTGCCTGACGGCAGTAGACGTGTGCGGCCGTGGCCTTCTCCCAGAACGTACGTTCGGCGGCCATGACCAAGGGCCGTGCCGTCGGAAAGGTCACGCCCTCGATCCACGGCGCGATGTCGCAAGCCACCGGATGGAACTGATGCGGCTCGCCCGTGGCCCGCGCCCCAAACTCCAGTTGGACAGTCGCGGAGACATAGCCCGTGCCGGTCTTCACGGCGGGATAGGCGATGATCAGCTTGTCGCGCTCCTGGCCGGCGAGACTCAAGTCCGCCTGCAAGCCGCTCGCGGCCAAGGCGTCTTCGATGACCGGGCGTACCGTCTCCTCGATCCACTCGGGAAGCCGTGCGCGTACCGCGCGGGTGATCTTCTTCTCTTGGCTCATCGATGCCGGAATCGGATTGCCTTCGCGCAGCAGATCTGGCACCAGGGCGCGGATGTCGTAGGTCAGATCGATGTCTTCCGAAAAGCGGTCGATGACCTTGTAGACCTTGGAAAGCGACGTGCCGCCCTTGAACGTCAGCGTGTCGGCGATGGGGGAGGCGTAGATTGCCGAGAGCGTCCACACCACCCAGATGTCTTTTTCCAGCAGGTGTGCCGGGCGGCCGCTCTGGGCCGCCGCGTATTCCACGGCCTCGACCCGATCGGCCTGGCTGAGCGCGAACCAGGACTCAGCCATGCGCATTCATCTCGCTGACGGCGCGGGCCATCCATCCGGGCAGGGCCGCCCGCGCGGCCTGCAAGGCGACCCATTCTTCCGTGGGCAGTTGGGCATGCAGGATGTGCAGGGCGGAGGGCGCCTGCTCGGGTCCCAGCCAGGACAGGGCGCGAATGGCCTTGCCGGCAGGGCGCTTGCCGAGCGCGAGCTGCCAGCGGCTGCCGTGCTTGAGCTCGACGGTGCGGTTACCCAGGCGCAGCTTGCGCGTGGGCCCCGACGTCAGAAAGATCTCCCGGGTCGGCACCTGCGTGGTCAGCCCCAGCGCATTGGCTTCCGCCGCGCCGTTGGGCACGATGACTTCACCGTGGGTGGACGCGATGGCTTCGACGACCGCCTCGGTCGAGGGCGGGCGGGAACCGAAGCGGCTGGCCACCGGCAGGGCGTAGGCCCCCCGTCCGACGCGCAGCAACTTCCCCTCGCGTGCCAGCCTGGCCAGTGCCTGATCCACCGCGGCCCTCGACGCCAGATGCAGGAATTCCTTGGGTGAGATCAAGCCTCCCTCCGGGAGGGCCTGGGCGGCGGACAGAATGGCTTCGCTGAGGTGGCTCATGGGGCGGTCTCCGTTTGTCAGAAGTATATATCTGTTTCTGACATCTTTCAAACCGCCTCGGCGTCGGCATGAACGGTGTGGTTTCCTTTGATCGGGCGATGCTTCGATCCAACCGCTTGATTCGTCCGCGCGTAACTCGTTGATTTGTAGGCGTGGCGATTGCGGCCTTTGCGGACTTCGGGCGCCTTGCACAGAGCGAGGCCGGAGAGAAAAACGGCCGGGAGAGAGCGGAATGCGGCGCCGGAGGGGGCTATGGGCAAAACGCCGAAGTCCGCAGGCGTTCGCAGTAACCCGCAAGAGTACGCGGGAAGCGGCGCGATCGGGCAAGAAAAAACCCCAACCGAGAACGGTTGGGGTTTCAGTATTGGTGGAGCCGGGGGGAATTGAACCCCCGTCCGCAAATACTCCACAGCAGGATCTACGTGCTTAGTAACGCCATTTGGCTTTAACCCCTATGACGCGGGTGTACGCGCTTCATTTGGGGCGATCCA